TACATAACTTTTCAGCAACCTTACTAACATCTAAATCACTACATCTTGTACGAAAACTCACATTATTAGTTTTAGGATTAAATGCTATAGCTAGATCATATCCGTCGTTTAATATATACTCACACACATCATTTATACCTGCATCTGTAATAGCTGATTTTATTCGTCGAGGTTTTTTTTGTATAGACACTTCACCTTCGAAATATTCACAACTCTCTATTATACGCTGTATTTTATTCTCATAAAAGTTGATAATATTTAACTGTAATGGATTAAAATCATTAAAACCATCATTGAATTCAGCAATAAAACGATCTACTTTTGATTTATATTCACCCCTTTGTAGATCAGTGAATAGATGATTTAACATTAATGATCCTTTAATTTGTAACCTATAACAATCGAAGTCATCTATCATCAATATTAATTTCTTCTGATTAAAGTTTAAATTCAATTTACCCTTAAACTTCTTATACATCAATAATACACATGAAGAGTATTCTTCAACTATAACTTTCGCATGTTTATAGTTCTTAATATTCTCAAAATGAGATAAATGATGATCTATAATAACACTCTTATTAGTATCTATAAGATCTACACAGGTACTGACATCTAAATCTAAAAAGAATACTACATCATATTTATCGATACTTTCACCTGATTTTACCCATTTGATGAAATCATCCCTAAATGCACTAACTTTAGTGCTCATAAATGATATATCTGCATCTGGATATAACCATTTTATAATCATTAATGATCCGGTACCATCTAAATCAAAATCAGTCCATACAAACAATTTCATATTTATGTTATTTAAGATGTAAGCTGTAAAGTATCCACTATTGTTTATTTGATAATAAACTTAACACATTTTCCGCTTTAGTAGTTTCAGCATCATCACCGAAATGATCAGTTTCTTCAGACAGAGTTAATGTGAGATATTCTATACGCATTAATTGTACTCCAGATTTATCACCGAAACGATTTTTCATCATAGATGTGCGTAATATACCTAATTGATCATCACCATCTTCTCGGAAAATACTAATAATTACATCTGCAGTATGACCTAATCCCATTGACTCACTAATATTATCTAAATCGGGCTCTTTATTAATACCGGACCTATTAAGCTGTGTCGCTGAAATGAAAGGACACTCAAACACATATGATAATGCTCTCGTCTGTTCTGTAATATCTTTTACCTTTTCATATGAATTATCACCCTCGGTGGATGCTAACAAATTCAAATAATCCAATACTACCGCATCTGGTTTTATACCCTTGTTTATTAATTTCTTAATAAACGCCTTAATATGACCTACCGTAACAGACTTTGGTGGAAACTCTTTAAATATAATACGAGCATTCGGATTTTGCTCTTTATATGCGTTTAGTGTTTCCTTAAGTTCACTTGTACGATTAGATAGTTCATTAACTGGTATCTTTGTAATCTTAGATGATATACGTTTACCGTATACCGTTTCAGGCATCTCTAGAGATATAACGACAACAGTCTTACCTTGAGCAGCAATATTAGCAGCAATATTACCTAAGAATATACTCTTACCTACATTAGTTTGACCAGAAAATACATATAAAGATCTACCCTTAGCTAAGAAACCCCCATTTAATTTTGTATCAAGCCATTTCCATCCAGTAGATATACATTCATCAGATTTACTAACATCTTCTGCAAACTTATCAATTTGATTGAATAGATCTAAGCCTAAATTATCAACCAAAGATATATTACATGCCTGATCGAATAATTTAAGAGTATCATTAGGATTAGCAGATCCATTTGAATAATCATCTACCGTTTTCTTGACAGCGTTGTATATTGCACGCTGTTTAATAAACACTTCTGTATTATAAACTAATTCTTCAGTATTATATTTTGAGTCTAATCCCTTGAAAGATAATATAGTATCTTTCAATAAATTACGCTCAACATCATCTTTAAGATATAGCTTAATCTCAGATGTATTAGGTAGAGATCCCCGCCTTTTATAAAAGTCAAAAACAATGTTAGTGACAAGTCTAACACCCGGATTATCTATATATTCCGGTTTTAGTGCTTCGAGTACTACTGAAGTATAATACTCACTTGTAAGAACATTTAACCCAATAATTTTCTCAAAAAGCGGCTGATCGGTTATTTCGCGATCTTTCTTCACTATGATTAATTATTACCGCAACATGTGTCGGTTGATGGGTTCGAGATCTTACGATCATCATACTCAACCCTACCCATCTCGAAAATAAATGCATCAAGTTCAAGAGCGTGTACTTTCATAAAATTCTCGCGTTCCTTATCAGAAATAGATGCACGAACACAAGTAGTGTAGCAATTAGGTGTTTCCCACAATTTAATTTCACAAAGACTAAGACCAGATCGCCACGTAGATGAAATCTTATCTAAAGCCATGAATATTTCCCTCGCCATATTTTCAACTGAAGGATTACAGTAATTACCTTCACCATTTAATGACATTAACCATAGTTTGTTATTAAGCTTCTTGACTACATCAATTAATAGATAGTCATGGGGGTTAGATACATGAGCATGATCCATGTATCTATCTAGCCATTCACCAGCTACACGCTTAATTTCCTTAAAATCTACTGGATATCCAATGTCATCTGACACCGAAAATTCAAAAGTTAATTCATATAAATAGGTATGACCATGTAGGTTAAAACACTTCTTACTCTCGTTTAGTACTCTATGAGAGAGATCTATACTACCTGACCGCGTGATATATTGTGTTGTCATTATAATAAAAAAGCTATGTAGTACTTAAACTACATAGCTTATTATGTTATGAAACTACACTATTTCAACGTATTATTGTGGTATATTCTCGTCACCATCTTCATCATCAGCTGTATCTATTAACGCATATTCTTCTGCAGCTTCTTTTGAAGTAAGTGAACTACAATTACCATAAGTCAACTCTTTTTTTACAACTTCATTAAGTGGACCTATAATTTTTTCCCATACATTAACATTGGTTATCCATTCTTTTTTAAATCCAAGCATTTCAGCTTTACCAGATGAAATAAGAGGATCCCAATCAATTTTTGTATCATTGAAGTTTATACCAGTACGATCCTTAACTAATACCCATCTCTTACCAGTTTTAACTATAACATTGAAAGCTTGACCGATATCAAATAATCCAGCGTATTTTGACAATCCAGTCTTAAAATTTAAGTATAGTTTAGTCTTAAGATATGGTGGTGCAAATCTATTCTTAATAGTTAGAGCTGTAAGATTTACACCATTACGATTATTCGCAATAGCTATCATAGGTGCGTTATCATCTTCTTCACTATTATCACCATCATCGGTACCTTTTTCAGCTGTCATAGATAGCTGAACTAATATCGATGCTAGGTACACTAGACCTTTACCACCAGATTGAGTCTTAACCATTGATGGGTGTAACTCTCCAGGATTATCGTATATATGATTTGTACATATTATAGATACTTTAGCTTTAGCTGACAAGAATGTTAATGCTCTCATCATACTCTTAAGAGCTTTAGCTCTTGTACCCATATCTGCGGAATCTTTACCCTTTTCAATATCTGCAAGCTCTTTAGCACTTGCTAAATTACCCACAGAATCAATAGCTACTATAACCTTTACTTCTGGTTTACCTTCTTTTCTAAGAGCGTCATTAACAATTATAATACGATTGAGGAACGTACATATTTGATTTCTACAAGCTTCTATCGTCTCTACTGGATAATATTTAGTTTTTTTAGAATCTAAACCTAATGCTTCAGATCCTGCACCGTCAATAGCATTCTCGGTATCCCAGATAACTGCAGTATATCCCTTCTTTTGAGCGTTACCTAATATTTGTTTAACAAATAATGATTTACCGCTTTGAGATGGTCCTGAGAACCCTAAAATTCTACCACGAGGTGCACCCTTAAACATATCACCTGATATAATAGCATTGAGAGCTAAACTACCAGTATCTATATAGTCATCAACATACGATAATGCACTATTATCTAGGTATGATGCATCTGGATTTAATGCATCAACCTCCTTAAAAATACTATCAATAGATGTATCTATTGATTTTGATTCTTTATCTTTTTTAGCCATACAGTGACTTACTTCTTCTCAGTTTCAGTCTTCACATCTTCAAATAAATTCAACCTTTCTACACTCTTAACTTCAGTATCTGCAGGTACTACTTCTCGAGCAATCTTTCTTACATCTTCACGTGGTGGTCTCTTACTCCACATAGCTTCGTATTGCTTGACAAGACTTGAATCTAACTGAATACCGCTTGTATTACGTACAATATTGTTAATACAATAATCAAACGTAATCGGTGAATTCCAGTCACTTAAGAATTCCCTAAAGAATGCAGGAATTAAGTTTACTTGAATTTTACCTTCATTATTTAACCCGGCATGTAAAATTGCTGGATTACAGACTGTAATATGGGTTGGTGTATCACCGGTAACTACACCTATAATAGTAAGACCCATTGAATCAAAAAATACACTAATATCATTATTTTGGTTACTCATACGTATAGTATATTATAGTACATTATACATTATTCAACAAACAAATCAGCTAAATTTGTACTCTGTTGATTATTTGGTGTTGATGTAGGCCAACCAGCTGCGGTATATAATATGTCTACTGCAGAACCTATAACCTTCTCAAACATTATTTCAGTATCTACCGGAAATAATACTTTAATATCTTCAGGTAGATATTCTTTGTATGCCATAGTCTGTGTTTTATATCTATTAGGCATACAATAATACCATTTGATCTTATCTCCGCTTGCTATTTTTTCATATTTATCACTAAGAGATAATTGATCGAGCATTAAGTTATAAAAGTATGCACTCTTAACATGTACCGGCATACCCTTAACAGTTTTAAATCCATCACACTGATTAGCACTAGTCTCATAATCAGATACACCACGAGTAGTAGCTATATCTTCAACATTTAACTTCTTGTAATCTTCATACACTTTAGTGTATACTTTATTTGTCTCATTAAGAGATTTAGTTTGTAGCATTGTTTCAGCTACTTTCTTAATAAATGGTTTTAACTTCTTAGGTACTGATGTGGTAACTACAGATATACCAATATATTTATACTTGTCGGTCGGTATACCTTCATCATCTAATACGTGAGCTATGTATCGCTTTTTTTCAATAAACAGCGCAGTATCGCAAATAGTTTCTCTCTTAAACACAAACCTAGGATCTATCGTATTAAGAGTTTTCTTAGCCCAAGCAGTAATGTTTATACTTAAATAATCTTCTAACTCTGCACATACCTTATACATTTCGGGAGTTACTTTACCGTTAATTGAAGTTTCCCATTTATTTGCTAACATAATAGGAGCTACAGAGATATAAATGGAATCCGTATCACCTCCCACTACTATAGGCATTTTTGTATCAACTTTATATACATCTCGTACGAACCGCTCACTAATTGCTGCCGCCTCTTTCGCTACCGCTTGACCAGTTAACGTAATACTTCTCGCAAGGTCTGTATCACCTAACGGACTAAAACGATTACCCCAGTATCCGTACATACTATTGATGAGAATCTTAATAGTATGCTGACTAACATTGAGATGATCAGCTGTAGATTTCCATTTATTATACTCATCAGATCCTTTATCACTAGTTGCTAGATGCTTCTTAGCAACTTTTAATTCCTTTTTAAGCTCTACACGCTCATTATATAGTTTCTCAATAATTTGAGGTACTAAACCTCGTTTTTTCTGTGTAAACATTACATTTGCTCGAGATATAGCAACTTGTTCACTCTTAATAAATTGTATAAACTTTTCAGGTGATAGTGAATACTCTTTACCGGTGATACTAAGAATACGAACCTCGCTATCTGTTTTTTCTATAATTTTACCTAATTTAGTTTCCGGTGATAGATTAAGTGTAATCATTGTATTAGGATACAATGAATTAGCATCAAAACTTACAATTGAATCATGTAGACCTCTAATAGGTTCACGAACATACCCACCTTCAATTTCACCTTCTAAATCATCTTCAAACGTAGGAATTACCCTACCTTCTTCTGAAGCTTTTAATGCAATACAACCAGTAACTACTGATAATGTACCTAATGCAGCTTCTAGTGGTGTTAATCCAGTATATGCTAACTTTCTTGTTAATTGAATGTAATTTAGTTTATTATCTAGATGTACTAATAGATCAACGTCAACAATATTATAATCAACGAATGCTTTCCAATCTTCATCAGCTAAGGTAGTTAAGTTTCCGTATTTATACTTAACTTTATTCATTCCTACTTCAATTTCAGCTATAAAATCGAGTTTATAACTCTCGCGTTTTTCAATGGTGAATTTCTTATATAATTCCATGTAGTCAAGACACGAAATACCGTAAATTACCCACTTTGTAGTAGGTTTACCGAAAGATCCCATGAATTGCTTTTCAAATATAGCACCAACCGGAGATAAACGCTTAGCATGATTTTCACCTAATACTCGTTTTATTCTATTAATAATATACGGCGTATCGAAACCTTCACAATTATGAGTTTTTAACCCATTACAAATAAAATAATTAGTTTCAGTATGTATATCACACATCTCTACCAAATCATCAGTCTTTATAACATCTGTAATTCTAACTAAATAGTAATCATCATATAAATACCATTTAATTTTCTTTGATGGTGTATTCTTCTTTATATACCATATAAGATTATTAATTTTATCTTTATGTTTAGTATGTATTAACCTCTCTTGAACTCTGTTGATAAAATCACGATTTTGCTCAATAGCGTTAATAGATACATAATGACCGGATTTATTAGCTATAACCCCATTCCATTGTAATAACTCTAACAACTTATTAAGAGCGTATATATCATACTTCTCATAATTACAAATACATATTGCATGATCCTCTATCCAACCATCTCCATCTACCATACCAGCAATAAAACTAATAAATTCATCATATGAACATATAGATAACGCTTCTATATCTAATTCCTTTTTTGATCCATTATGGATAATAGGTAACCATTTATTATTAAATTCTTCAGAAGGTGATATTGATTTATAAAAATTACCATCGGAATTTTTAGCTTCATATGAACCACTAAGATTTTTATCCATGCAATAATTAACAATATTAGTATAATTCTCACACACATCCTTATATTTTGATGAATATCTAATATGTTTACGTTTCACATCTATTGTACCGTCGGTATATAAGAATCCAAGCAATTGAAAATACTCGCGTTTTGTATTATAACCAACATTTAGATTTCTACGTAGAGGTATTTTAACATAGAAATCTAATAGATCCTTATCTTTATAAATATCATTAAATGTTGAATCTTTTACGTTAAGTTCAAGCGTATTCGAACTCTTATATTCATCTTTAAATTTATAATATACCGGAAATCTATGATCTTCTGAACAGTATATTTTATGTCCGAATTCGGATTCAATATAACATTGACGTTTCTTACCCGTTTTAACATGATTCAATACCTTACCATTATCGTATAATTGATTATCGGTAACAATCTTATTAATAGTTGTAATTCTATCATTTAACCACACCCGTTGATCAGATCTTATACAATTCCATCCACTAAAGACATCCGGATAATTTTTCTCCCAAAATTGAAGAAAACTTTCTAGTAGTATCGATTCAGTCTCACACCTAGTATAAACTAAATCTGATCTAGTATGCTCGTAATCCTTTTCAAGTCCCCATGTATAAAACTTTCTAGTTAACGTATCATACAGGGTAATCAAATTAATACGATCTTTAGCTTCTTTTGGAGTAGGAAAACCACCCTTACTATACACCTCAATATCCAAAAAGAATACCCGAAGTGCAAATTTCATGAAATCTGGTGTAGCATTCTGAACACCAAAGTGATCAATTAAAAATTGCTGTTCACATGATAAGTTGTGATATATTCTAGTGGCGCCATCCTTAATAGACCTCAACCTATCAAACTGTTTACGAAATACTCGCTTCTTAAGGGGTCCACCGAAAATACTATACGAATCAGGTTCATTAGCAGTATCTACGTAATAATATGGATGATACGAATGTCTCTCCGTAATAGGAGTACCTTGAGCATCCCATGTATATAGGATCATCTCCTCATTTGAATAATTATAGTACACATTACGATACATATTAACACAATATATATCGTAATCGTGTTAATTCAAGCAATATAAATCTACATATTCATCAATATGATCCTCTAACCACCTACCCTCTGCAAATTTACGAGATTTCTTACTTAAATCCAAGTACGTAGATTCATCTTTCATGGTAGATACAATTTTACTAATTAATTCATCACCAGTATTAAATTTTAGTATTGCATCCTTATATGTAACTATATCTTGACATATACATGGAATACCTAATGCACCAGCTTCAGTAATTTTTATATCACTTTTTGATCTATTAAACTCATTGTCCATCAGTGGTGCAAAGGTCATGTTAATATTCAAACTATCCATCAATGCTGGATAATCATTTAACTGACACCATGGGTGATATTCAATAAGCTTATTATTGATATATGGTTGTAGTTTTTGAGGTTTACCACCAACAATCACCCACTGTATATCTTTACACGTCTTAATTATTACATCATTTACATGAGTAAAATCATCTTGCTGATTATTTTGATTTCTTACGTCAATATGTGTACTAGATGCAAATACACCAATTCTTGGTTTACGCTTGAATTTACGATACCTATCTTCGATTTTTTCAGGCGTGTAGTAGCGATCAAACCAAAATTTAGGCATATAATTTGGAATATATGATACATTAGGATGACCTGTAACTTTAGCATAATAGTCCCTCATATATTCACTAACTACAGTTACTTTATCACATAATGATATAGCTTCTAGTGAACATCTCTCTATTTCTGGATTATCAAATGCGTGTCTGCAACCATTATATTTTGGTATATCATTACGAAATATAACATCATCAACCTCATATAGTAATTTCATACCATTACTATTTGATATATTTTTGAGATGCTGTAAGAATTTAACTTGTGGTGCAGTAGCTTGCCGTTGAACTCTTACAGATTTTACATCTATGTAATATCTTGGATCAAAAATCATAGCAACACCACCTGTAACCACCCCCCGCTGGTATATATTAATCATATACTCTGGCCAAATCATTCTCCAATGACCACAGCCACCAGCATCTGCCCAAAAATTTACAGCCCTCTTTATACCGCCATTATTACTAATTACGTTACCGAGATTTAAATTAGGTATGCCGGGAGGCATACCGATTTGTGGTAGTGGGTTATTGGGTATTATAAAATTTGGCATATTAACCGTTATATTCAACCAGACTTAGGTTAATATATCAAAAAATCAAAGGCGTAACTGACTACACCCTCTTGGTAATACCATTTTGTTTCTCTAATGTAATAACTTCACCAGTAACAGACTTTAAGCTCTCTTTTCTATGACTGATAACATATACAGCTTCGTTATTAGCTATTACACGCTCTTTCAATATATCTGTAACATGATCAAGCCCCTTTTCATCAAAAGATGAATCAAACAACTCATCATACATTGAGATATTAATGCTTACATCCCCCTGCATACGCCTAAGATCCATGAATGCAAATAAACATGCAAGATCAATAGTCTTCATTTCAGCACCACTAAAATTAAAGTAGCTACACTCTACACCTTTATCATTCTTTATAGTCTCTTCAAAATATTCATTAAATACACATGTACTGTTACTATCTAA